AGTATTACGGCTTCCAAAGTCGCGCACGTCGTCAATTGTGTACGTGAAATCTGTTCCAATATCCTTCAACAAATCAATTAATTGGTCTTCAATATAAATTTCGGTTCTAATCATTATCTGTATTGACTGTTTAAATATTTACCAACTTCAACTTCTAAATCAAAATTAAATAAGCCGTCAGAAACTTTGTATTTGTATTGGTAATTCGTGTTTCTAATCGTTACCGGAAAAAACGCACCTTGCACTTCCATATAAACAATCGGTGACGCTATTAATTGCGCCAACCACGCGTAATCCATATCGTTCACCCAATCGCTTGTCAACATATAGTAATCCGTATGTTCAATCGCGAAATTATACGTTGTTTCATTGTATTTGTTGTAAGCATCAATATTTTTCATTTGACCGCCTACCAATTTATAAGGATTGCGCCTATATGAAGAACGGTTGAATTCGCTTCGTCTTTTGTTTACCAACCTGAACGCCATTGTATCATACCCTCCCAACCTATTAAGAAAATGAAGGTTGTATTGTCTGTATTTAGGGTTGCAAACCTGTCTGAATTTTAATACCCTTGTCACCGCAGCGCCTAACGTAATATAAACGTTGTACCCATAAGTATTTTGTGTTATAACTTCAGAACCAATAAACGCATTAATTGCCGCAGCCTGAAAATTGAACAGGTTAAATTGACCCGCCATTGTAAGGTCGCCACTAACCGCCGTTCCAAAAGTTCCGTCTTCGTTTGTAGGTTGTACCCAAAGTTTATATGCGCCGCCTGTAATCTTTAAAAATGTAATAAAAAATTGGTCGCCATATTCAATTGTAATATCTGAATTGTCCCTGTCTGACAACCAATCGTCCGTGTAATTCTCAATTAATAAATTATCATAGTAATTTGACAATACCAAAGGAATGTCGCCATTTTCTGTAAATATGTCACCGAATAATGGTGCGTAATAATTGTACGCTGAATAACCGCCTGAAGCCAAATTAGCAATAACCGCACCGCTTACTTCTTCGCCAATACGAACCTGATAATCAACCTTTATTTTATCATTTGAAGCCATTAAAACCGTCGTACCTGAAGGTTCAAAGTAATTAGTCACGTATGCACGTACAATTGGCGACGCATTAAATACGCCATAACTTCCGTCGGCTGAAGGTGAAGGGAATACTTTATTGCGGCTTACCTGTGCGCCATTTATGTAAATATCATACACAAATTTAAAGTTTGTAACCCCAACATTTGTTGAAGAAGCCACAAACCAAAGGTCTTCGTGCATACTCGGGAAAGTCGCCGGTTGACTATTTATTGTTATTGCCATTGTTTGATTCTATTTTATTTCCAATTTGTCTAATTTGTAAAAGAACATCACCGCCAAAAGCTTCTGCCATTGTTGTAAAAAATTCCTTATTAAATACTGTTTTTATTGCGTTGTCAAAATACGAAGTTGTACGTAAACCGTCCCTTTTGATTGCTGAAGCGGTTGCGTATGCCAATGTTTTTAATGAAGTCGCTTTGTTTACCGTCTGTTTAAGCTTTCTGTTTTTCCTTTGTGTTTTGCTCAACTTCTTTGTCTGTGTTTCGTTTGTCGTTTTTGCCTTCCCTAATCTGTACCATTGCAAAATTGACGTCGCCATTTTTTTATTTGGGTACGCGTTTTTGTATTGGTATGGTGAATCTGAAGCAACTTTTTTAGGCTTTGCATTTTTGCCACCCGCACCACGAACCCCCTTATTTACAAAATCATAATAAACCGCAGCCGGGTTATCCTTATCGTAACCCAACCACATTTCGTAATCATTGCCAAACTTTGTGACCTTTGGTACAACCAAATCGCCAATTTTGCCTGAAGCAATTGAACCGCTTTTGGTCAGGTTCTTTTGTACTTCGTCGTTAAATTGTTTACCGTAAAAAATAAGCATCTGTTCGGCAATAGGGAATTCAGTCGGGTCAATAACGTTGTATTGTTCACCGATTGTTTTTAAAAAACCTTCCCTTAATGCTTTTGCCTGTGCTTTGGCTTCACTCATACCATTAAATAGGTAAATTGGTTCTAAATACCGCACAAAAAACCCCGTGTAAAAACACAGGGTAATTTTCGCTTATTTCAATAAAAAACACAACTGCCTTATTTAATCCGCTTCGCCTGTTCCCGGTCGTAAGCATTTTTTGACTTCAGGTACGCCATTGTATTCAAAAATTCAATGGTTTTCATTTCAAAAGCTTCTGAAGTTCTAATATTTTCGTGTTCGGCAACAAGTTTGGCGGTATAATGCCACCCGTAGATTCGCATAAAAGCAGCAACACCGAATCCGCTTGTTCCGTCGTCATTCCCGCCGTCGTCATTTCCGTTTTCATATAATCCCGCGTAACTTCTATCCAATTTCTGTAAACTTGATAAAAAAAAACCAACGAATGATAAACGTGTATAAAATTCGCTTCCTGCATATCCGACGCGTATTCTTCGTGTTTACTTGCGTCGTACTTATCGTCAATCCATTTGCCGTACCAATTTTTTTTCTGCGGGATAACCATTGACGCAGCTATTTTGTGCAAATTTCCCAAAGTATCTGTGCTAAATACCTTGCTTTCAATATAACGCGCTGACGGCATATTTTTAATGTCGTAGTTTATTCGGTATCTTTTGCCATTGGTTGTAATATAGTCAACCGGCTTCCCTTCAATTGGTTCGTCTAAAAAAGCCAAATCTTTGCGCAGTTCTTTTAATTCTTCAATGCCTAAACTGTCAATTTGATATTCGGTTAAACCTGTGACAATGCACAATAATTTAACTTCCTTGTCCAATTCTGTCCAATCCTTATTCGGGTTTGTTATTATTGGCATCAATTGTTGGTATTGCCAAAGGGTCAGTTCGTTCCATTTCATAATTCAAAGTTAAGTCTTTTTTCTGATAAGGACAATGCCGACAACCATTTTTGCAGCAATACCCCCTTTTTAAATGATATTCTTCTGTGAATACCTTAAATCCGTTTTCTATGTAGTAATCCATTTTTTTAATCCGTTTGCACTTGACATAATCGCGTCAGCGCGTTGCGTTAAGCTTTCAATTTGCCCGTTTAGTTCGTCCGTGTCGTATGATACGTAATAACCATTTGACGTCCCAATAACCGGCAATATTCCTTCTGACCTTATAAAGTTAACGATTTTACGCAAACGCGGTTCAGAAAATTGTTTAATTCCGTACCTTTCTTTTTGACCGTTAATGGCTGCGACTATTTCCGCGCCTTTAATTGGGTTTGCTTTGCTTTTCAGGTTTAAACCCCTAATAATTACAGGCACTAATCTTTTTTCGTCCGGCGTTAATTCGCAGGTAATTTCTTCAAAGTTTTTTATCATTGTATAAGCTTTTAAATATCCCCGCCCTTGACATAACTAAACACCCCTGTTTAAAATTGATTGTTGAATCGGACGGGGACAATGTTATTAATTAACGTCTGCCATTGCTAAATTAACCATTTTTAATTGAATCCTTAAATCTTTAATTTCCTTTTCTTTTAATCCTAATTCCTTTTCAATCTTTGCAATCCTTTCAATTAAGCATTCGTTTTCAAGGCGAAGCAAATATTCCTGACCCATTAAATATTGATTTTTTGACATAATGTTTGTTTTAAAAAAGCCGCCCAAAGTTCCCTAATTACTATTTATTGTTAATTTTAAATATTTAATTCTTCAGGCGGCGTACGTTTAAATTCGGTTTAATTTATCCTGTTCAATTTGATTGTCGGTTTGTTCGTCTTCTTCGTCTTCTTCTTCCCAATCGCAATGGTCTAAACATTCCGGGCAAATATCAATTTCAGGGTAATTGGTGTGCGCACCACAACAAGTTGAATATGGCATATTATAGGTTTTCAATTAAAGCGGTTAATAATAAAGCAACGCCCATAATTATAAAGAACCAAACTGTACCCAAAGATTCTTTTTGGTATTCCTTTTGCATTTTTGCGTAATGCTCGTTTAATTTGTCCTGTTGTGTTTTTAGTCTGTTTTGCATTGTTATAAGTTTTAAATGTGCGTTGGACAGTCGCACCCCTGCGGGGGATAGTAATTATGCGTTGTATGTTGTAATAATTGCGTTTTGTAAGTCTTCAACAAATATACCTTTTAATTCAGAAACTTTTAATTCGTTCACACCGCGTAAAGTATAAGCTTTTACGTTGTATAAATCATTTACTAAAGTAACGTCAACAAATCTGTTTCTGTTGCAAACTAATTTTGTAAAGTTTGTTCCGTTAACTTGAAATTTAAAACCGATTGTCATTTGTGTTTTTAAAGTTGTCATTGTTATTTGCTTTTGTTCCACAAATATAACACAGGTTTTACACACCTTCCAAACATTTGGCAAACTATTTTTTAAAATTGTGATGAACGGTAAATAATAAGGATAAACGGTTAAGCAAAGGCGTAACGCCCTGAACCTCGTTTGATATTGTGGTTTTGCCACGCTAAAGCCAAAGCCATAACGGTATCGTCGTGAAATCCTGAAGGCGCTGAATACCTTACGCCGTGTGCAGTAAACTGATATTCAAAAACGTCCAATTCGTCCACAATAACCCCTTCAGGGAATCCGATTCGTCCCTGTTGAATTGCTGAAGCCAAACCTTCCATTAATTGTTGCTTTGATTGACTTGTAAACTTCAAACCTTCAATGTTTACACCTTCACGAAGCAAGTCTTCTAATATCGGGTCGCCAACCCCTGTTGAATCCACCACAATTGGTGCAGGTGGCAATCTTTTAATTGTTTCTTTGGTATTATGCCAATCCATTTGAAAGCGGTCAAAATACGCCACGTTGCCGTCTTTGTCCAACCCAATTATAACTGTGTAATCCACAGACTTCGCAAGGTCAATGCCATAACAAACAATTGGTTGCGCTGAAATAGGTTTTACGCAACGTTTAATAAATGCGTTGCCAAACGGGTTTGCGCTATTCTCGGACGGGTTCGCCATATATTCCTGTTCAAATACAACTTCAGGTAATTGAATTCGCGCTTCGTCTATTTCGCGCGGGTTAATATGTGGGTTGTCGTACGTGCTAAATTTAAAGCTTTGCCAATCGTTTTCGCCCTGTTTCATAAACAAGGAATAAAAGAAGTTTTTGCCGCGTGGTGTTGAAAGGAAAACCGCCTTCCCTTCATAGTCGGTCAGCGTCGGGCGTATGCTATTATTCCAACCGTCTTCTAAATCCGGGATAAATGCAGCTTCGTCAACAATAACCAAATGAAACTTACGACCGCGCAAATTGTCCAATCGTTCGCCTGTAAAAAATTCAATTGACCCTTCGTTGGGACAATAGATTTTCAGCTTTGAAATATTGCTTTTAAATGGTAATACTTTTGTAAGGCGTTCAAAAAATACTTGCGCCAATCCGTATGTCGGTGTTATGTATGCAACATTCCCGCCTTTTAATGCTTCTTTGATTATAAGTATTTGCGACAATTCAGACTTCCCAAAACGACGACCGCACATAATAACGATAAAACGCTTTTCAGCGTCCAATATCTTTTTTTGGTTTAGGTGTGGCGTTGGTAATTCAATGCGCATTTACAGAATTGTTTTGCCGTCAACAAATACAACTTCAATTCGTGAATCCTGTTGTACGTCAACCTGTTCTTTTGGTTTGCCATATACACGTGACAAAAGCGTGTCCATTGAATAAAGACTTCCATTATTCATTGACTTAATGATTGCCTTTGCAACTGTCTTTTCTAATACCGTCGCTTCAGGGTTACCCGCAACGCTTATTAATTCATTGTCAGTCATTGACATTAAAACCTGAATTGAATCGTTTATTTCAGCTAATTTGTACCCCTGTTCTTTTAATAGGCTGACATACTTACGCGGTCGCCCGTTCGGGTTTGCCGTTTCGCCTTTCTGAAGCACCTTTAATGTTCCACCGTGTTTCTGTTTCACTTCTTTTGCCATTGTAATACCTTTGTTTTACCTTCCCTGACCTTTGTACGCCTTTGGTCGTGGACTGTGTTTATTATAACTTTTTTTCGCGTGTCCGCACTTTCTTTTCCCGAAATTAGTCTTTTGACTGTCCCCTTTAATCTTTGCCATTTAATGCCTTTTTATGCTTATCTTTTAAATATTCCAAATGTGTCTTTGTGTCCCCCATAACGACGTGACAATAACGGCAAAGCGCCATTAAATTTTCAATCCTGTCCTTTTCTTTAGTTCCGCCCATTCCCCTTGCTTCAATATGGTGAATGTCAACCGCTTTGTTACCGCATACTTCACACGGAATAAAATCTTCAATTCCGTACCCAAAGTAATCCAAATAAATTTTAGTATAATTTTTCATTAAATAGGGTAAAACTAACTGCGACAAATATTAAGCCAATTACAATTGAATTATGGAATTCTGTATTTTCGTCAACCGCTTCGCCAATGTTTATACCTAATAAAATGTTAGTCGGTAATAAATGAAGCGAAATCCTAAAGTTGCCATATTGAATAAAGTATTCCATTATTCGTTGTCAATTTGTTTTAATTTCCTTTGCGCCCATTCAATACCTTCAGTTCCACCCCACGCGTCCCACATTAACCCGCCGCAACCTTCTTCGTATGGTACGTCCTTATTTTGTTGGTGACGCTGAAAAGAAGCCATTCGTGCAATTGTGTCACGTGAAATTGGTTCTTTGTTTGCCAATTGGTTTGCCCTTGCTTTGCCAACAGGTGTTCCGCATTCACCCCAACCATTTGTTTCTGCGTATTTTAGCGCCCTTTTTGCGTTGTTTGTTGCTGCTTCCGGGTAATCTGTATATGAATCCGCCGCGTAAGCGCCTGAAGCTAATATTGCCGCCCAAACTTTGTTTGCCTTTTCTTCTGTGTCATAAACACAACCGCCTGTCCCAATTCTGTATTTCCCGTTTGAACATTTAATTACCGGCATTGCTAATTAGTTTATTGTAAATAGCAAAACGGCGTTTGTTTACTTCGTGCAAGTTGAAGTTCTTATTGCAATACTCGTACAACGCATTTCCGTAGCTTTTACGGGCGTCAGGGTCTTTGGTTAACAACTTAATCCAATAATACCAATCCTTCTGACTATTGACGTGACAAGCGGGATAAAAACCCTTGTACGGGTGAACGTTGCTAACAATTGCCGGGTTCTTCTTTGCCGCCGTTTCAAGTACCTTCAAATTAGACTTCATTGAATTAAATTTAGTATCTAATAAAGGAATAAGTGAAATATCGGAATCGCAATAAGCCGCCATATATGAAGTGACTTCGTTGTAATTGTATATTTTAGGGTTCAGCTTCAATCCGTTAGTAAATGCCGCAATCATTCCGTCCCAAATTGGCTTTTCGCCTTCGTTAAATCCTGCAATTACAGTTTTTACCGGGAAATTAATTCGCTTCATTGGGTTACGTAATATTTCCATATCCTTCCCGTGCGTTCCCGAACCTGACCAAAATAAACGGACAAGGTCTGATTCTGTTTTGTAATCCTTAAATTGTTCTTCACCGTATGGAATAGCATTTGGCAATATTTCAACATTCTGATTGTATGCGTAAACTTCTTCAGCCAATCGTTCGTGCGTAACTGTGCAAAGGTCGGCAATCTTTAGCCAATTAATTATCTGTTCAGGGACGTCGTTTAAAACATATCGTTCGTAAAGTATATGTGAAGGGTCAAGCTTCCAATAATCGTCGTTGTCAACTACCAATTTAAAACCGTACTTTTTGCGCCATTCAGACATTTGTTCGGGTGTTATGTTTGCCAACATACGATTCATAACAACAATATCGTAATTGCCTTCAAAAGTTTCTTCGCTTACTGTGTCGGTCATTAAACAATAATCCTTCTTCATATTTACCAACGGCATCATAATCCTATGATAACCAACCCCACTTGTTTTGCTCGTAATTGCTAAAATGCGCATTTAATTAATTTTTCGTTATGATAAATAGGTTGGTATTTTTCCCAAACTGACTGCGCACGTGCTAAACTTTCGTCCTTCATACGTCTGTATTCTGTCCCGTTGCCAACGTCGTGTCCAATATGTTCTGATTTTAGGTCGGGTAAATAGTAATTGGTAAACCCGGCAATGGTTGCGCGTTCTGCGTAATCCCTGTCCTGCATTCCGTACGGGTCATATTCGGTATTATAACCGCCAATCGTGTCAATTAATTCCCTTGTAAAAAAGTTATTTCCAAAAGGCGTATGCGTTTTATGTATTCCGTCAACCAATGGCGGCAATTCTTCAACACAATGTATGCCAATAATCCCTGTTTTTGACACACGTTTTGAAAACATAACCCAATTTGACAACCAATTTTCGGGCAATAGTATGTCATTTGCCAATATACAAACGCCGTCGTATTCCTGTGTTATGGATAAGCCGAAATTAACCCCTGCGGCAATACCCCTTTTATGTAGTGACCAATTTGCATAATGCCAATTGTAATACTTTTGTATTTGGATAAACTGTTCTTCGTCGCTTCCATTGTCAATAAGATAACAATGCGCGTCGTGACCGCTATTGTAAAAATTCCTGTCAATAACCTGCTTTGTCAGGTCTGCCCTATTTTGGGTTAATAATATTACGGCTATATTCATTTATTCCAATTTTACGTGCGGGTACACCTGCATATTTTGTAAATTCTTCTGTTTCGCCTTTTATAAAAGCACTTGCGCCAATCATACAACCGCGTTCAATAGTTGTAAATTGATGCAATACTGCGTTTAATCCAATGTTTGAATATTCTTTAATTATTGAATGTCCCCCAATCTTTGCGCCGCAGGAAATTGTTACATTATCCCAAATACGGCAATCGTGTCCGATATGCGCGTGTTTCATAATAAAACAATTGTTTCTAATAAATGTTTCGTATTCTGTACCGGCGTCAATTGTAACTAATCCTGTAATTATATTGTTGTCACCAATATAAACTTTGCTTTTTGGTTCGTCCCAACCGTCTTTTTTACCCCAAAACTTTTTGTGTTCAGCCGGGTCGCCAATAATACAATAAGCGCCAATATAATTGTTGTCGCCTAATTCAACGTTGTCGCCAATTATGGCGGTTGGGTGTATAAAGTTTGCCATTATTTTTTTGGTTTACGTCCGCGTTTCTTTGGTTCAGGTTTAATTAATTCAATACCTAATCTTTGGTCATTTTCAGAAGGTGTATTTTCAAATACAATGTTTTCTATTGGTAAACTTTTGGGTTGTTGCTCGTACCATTTATACAAACGCATAATCATTTCGTACTTACACGAACCGCACCAAACAGACAATAAAAAATTAGGGTCTAAATATAACCTGTAAATATGTTCGTACATTTGAAGTTCGGCAAATTCAAGATTGCGAATATAACCGTTCTTTGCGCTTTCATAATTCCCAATATTGGCTTCCAACCAATCGCGGTGTTCTGCTTTTATTTCCATAAATTCCAAATTAATTTTGATAAAATTGGTGTTAAAAATCCTGCAATAAACATTGTTGACGTTATGTTTTGGATTAATTCAGGTGCGAAATAGTGTATTGGTGCAATCCACGCAGCCAAGCAACTTCCGCAATTAAATGGCTTGAAATTGATTTTCCATTTAAAGGGAATGTTATGTATATCGTTAATAAATAGTGATGCACAGACGGCGGTTAAAATTGATAAAATCATTTTCTAATATTTGTTTTCATTAATTTTTTGGTTTTGTTTATAGTTCTGACAATGGACATATAAGGAATTCCCGTTTTTCTGCTTAATTCTTTTGCGTTCTTCTTAAAGTCAATCGCATACAGTTTCAATATTTCCTTATTGTACCAATGTAAGTCTTCCAAATTCCTTTCAAGTTTTTCAAACAATTCCGTCGGTTCTTCATTTAGTCGGGTCAATTCCTTGTTTACTTCATTCCCAACAAATTCTGTGTAATTCCTGTAATTTTTATAAAATGTACTTCTGTCGCTTTTAATCATATTTAACATTATTCGCACAATGTAAAATTTTAATTCGCTTCTTTGATACATTCCAACCAACTTTGATTCGTCCATTTCACAAAGAACTAAAAAAACTTCAGCTTTCAAATCGTACTGCAATTCTTCAGGTTGCATTTTTCCAAAGGCGTCGTTGACTTCCTTTGAATCCCAATATTCCGCTAAAATTTCATTTTTGACCATTCAATTAAAGTTGGTTTATTGTCCACTTCAGTACAAATATACACAATTCCACCACATTCGTAAATATCTTTTAATCTGTCCTTTTGTTCCACGCTTAACCGGTCACCAATCTTTTTGATTTCAACCGATACATAAACGCCGTTTTCTGTGTACCCTTGTAAGTCCGCCCAACCTTTTTGAATCGTACCTTTACGCTTCCCAAATGGAATATTGTTAACCCTGTTTAATCTGTACCCAATGTATTCAAGGTTTGTTTTTGCCCACTTTGTAAGTTCGTTTGCTGATATGTCCATATTTTTTCGTAAAATTCTTTTTTAAATTTCAGCCTATTCAATTTCGGTTCAACTTCAGTATAACAACCATAAAAGTCGGTAAAATTACCGGTATAACAATACTTAACAGTTCCGTAATGCGTATATTTAATTTGATAAATTTTCAAAATATTTAACTAAAGCTAATTTTTTACATTGTGTTTCAATAAAATCTTCATTTTTTATACTTTTGCTGAATTCTTTTGCGTCCAAAGGGTGCATTTTGTTTATTCTTTGTAAATTATCTTCACGTACAACCTTAATCGTATATAAAATTTCTTCAGGTGTAAACTGCAACTTCTTTTGTTTTAATAGGATTGCAAATACTTTTTCAGCATTAAATACCTTGTTAAAATCCTGACGTTTACCATTAAGCCATTCCTTTTTTGTAAATTCAACAATTTCGTCGTCTGTCAATTGTGGGACAGGCGGTTCAGGCGGTGGCGGAATGTTTTTACGAACTTCGTTTGCTTTGGCTTTATAGGCATTCATTATTTGGGATATGTATTTGGGTGAAAACTTTTCAAAATGGTCTGTATTACATTCAAAGCGACCCTGTACTGCCATTTTAAACGCAATTCTGAATTCATTTATTGTAAATTGCGGGTATGTTGTACGAATATAGTCTTCAATAATATCCAATTCCATTTTGTCCGGCAACCTTGTTAAACCAATCAAAGTAAAAATATATGCCAATGTGCTTTTCAAATTATGCACGTCAACAACTGCTAATTTTTCGCCTTTAAAAGCTTCAACAATTGGTAAATCTTCTTTAGCTATTAACCCAATCTGAAAGTCCTTCCATTCTTTTGCGACTTGCTGCGGTTGGGTCAGTATTTTTTGTATTTCCATATTTTATTCGGTTTTGTAACCACGTATTAACGCGGCGTTTTACGTCAAAAAACTTTTCTGATTCATAACGCAATTTACCACTTTTTGACGGTTCGCACCAATAGGCAATAAATTCTTCGTAAGATTCTGACAAAGTATTTTTAAACGGTTCAATTAAAATTAAAAAATTTGTTTGTGGGTCAACCGTAGGTTGAACAGTAATAATATTATTTACTTTACTTTCATTTACTTTTCTTTTCTTTTCTTTATGGTCGTTACGAACACTTTTGTAATGCGTTACATTTTCCGCAATGTCTTGATTTTCACGCCATTGTGAAATTCTTTTAAGGTTTTTTTCTTTTTTTATCTTGTACTTTTCACTAAAGTTTAGCAATTGTTTGTTGAAAGTTTCACCATTGTTTGACGATATTATGTCAATACTTTCCATAAAGTTCCAACATTTTTCAAGCTTTTTGCCAACCTTTAATTGCATTTTTAGCACGTCAGTATTAACAGGTTTTTCCTGTTTAGCTAATTTTTCAAGGATAGTATAAAACAATCCTAAACCTTCATATCCGTATTTCATAAAAAGCAAAGCAACCTTTTCATCTTCAAACGCATTGCTATCGTGTAAAAAATATTTCATATAAAAAAAGGGTCGCGGGACGCCGGGAAATGGTACTTCCCGAAAATCCTTTGACCCAATATATTCCTAACTGCGTTGTACCATAACGCGTTTATTTAATTCCTGTCTGCAAATATAATGCTTTTTTCAATTCTTTTTTCAAGGAATGCAATTTTATTTCTGAACCAATCCGCCGTGTCAATTAAATCCTTTGCCGAATTAATATTATACATAACGGTTGTATGGTCGCCAACGCCAATAAACTGTCGTATTTCGCTTAATGAAAGTTTGGTGTGCTTACGTATTAAATACGCAGCCGCCTTCCTTGCGTCAACAATATTTTTGGTTCGGCTTTTAATTGACATATTTGTATCAAAAATTTCTTCAACTAATAAAGCAATTTTTCGCGCTTCACTTGAAATTTCAGGGTCAATAATAACTTCGTCCTGTTTTATAAGATTGTTTTCCTTCATTATATTATGCAGCGCCCTCAAACTTTGCCTGTGCATTTTGTAAAAGTCAAGCATTTCGCTTTGTAATTGTTGCATAAATTAAAATTCTAAATCGTCGTTATAAATAGGTTCGTTGTTTTGTGGCTTTACAGGCGTATTTTTGGCATCTGTTGGCGCAACGTAAGTATCTTCATAAATTTTGTAATCCGGGTGTTTTGGGTCTGTTTTGTAAGAATTAACCCACATTGAATACTTTTTACCATTGATTGCAAAATTAATTACTTCACCTTTAGGCGTTTGGCGCTTCCAAGCACCCCAATTTTCTTTTTTTACTTCTGACATT